TCTCTTATATGAATTAAGAGCATAATAAACATTAGTTGCTACATTAGCTCCTGGATTCAAATGTTGTGGTTGATCAGGTAGCCATTCTCCAAAAGGTACTTGCATTATCTGTTCCTATAAAATGATAAATCTGTTTGTACATCTGTTCTTTGTGTAACAGGTGCACCACCATATGTATCTTGTCTGTCGTTATTTTCACATCTTTCTAATGAAGTAGAATACATTTGTAACCATTGTGATAATTGTGTTTGATCTACTCCACCAAGAAAGTTAGCTGCATGATATAATGAACCATACAAATATATAGCTGGGTGTTTACTTAAAATATAATTTGTTGTATTTGAATCACTAAGTGCTCCGATAGCTTTATAATAAGATAACTTACCAGTATAGCTAGTGTCAGGAGCAGGACCGAACCTAAATTTTTCCACTTCATTATCACTCTCCAATGTGTAAGCTCTTGGTCTACCAGTTCTAGAACCACCTCTAATTTCAAACATATTATGAGGTGTTATATATTCTAATGGGTATTTGACTGATGATTGTAATATATATAAAGATCTAACAGCTAAGAATCCTGTTGGTACTGTTACTTGTTCAGCATCAATAGTAATATCATCTTGCTGTTCCATTTGTCTTATTCTTAACTTAGCATTAAAGTCAGCTTCAGTTAATTTTATAAAGTCGTCCTGTATCTCAGTTGTTAAATCTGATCTATTTAAAAAATTAGCAATTGATGCTTTTAATTCTGAATATGTTGATAATGCCATCTAGCAATTCCACTTTCTTAATGATTTATTAATTCTTGAATTTGGATCTCTTGCTGTCTTTGCAGATGTAAGTCTACGTTTCATACCTTTCATTCTAGCACAAAATGACTTACGTCTTTTAGCAGCTTTAGATCCTTTTTTTAATTTTGATGGTTTTGTTGTTACAGCAGTTTTTAATTTAGATCCAGGATTAGCACGTCTATATGATGCTACTCCTTTTTTATTAAGTCCACCAGAAGGATTCTTACCTTCTTTACGTTGCCATGCTGGTGATTTAGCCATTCTTATGTACCTTTTGAATTTTAAATTTAGCTGTTAAAGATCCACCTTTATGTGCTTTATATTTTCCTGAATGTTTCATAAGGTTATATCCACTACCTTTTTTCATCCAATGAAAACCTTTAGGTGCTTTTACTGTTTTAGTCTTCATCTTTTTTTAGCAGTTTTGGCTGCTCGTCTAAATTGTTTAGCAGTCGGAGCACCTTTTGATCCTGGTTTTCTCATTTTTTCTCCTGACCCTTTTTTAATTCTTCTACGCTTAGCATGTATGTTAGCGTATAATCCTTTTTTCTTAGCCATTATAAGTTCCCTTCTGCTGTTCTAAAATATCTAAACTCATTACTATTAAGTTTAGTTCTCATTATTTTTCTTTGTATTTCTTTTGGTAAAGCAAACCAGTTGTTACTACCATTGTATTCTTTTGCCCAGATCTGTAGCACTAATGGTGGTACACTAGCCACTCGTTTCATTTCTTTGGCTTTAGACAAATATCCAGTATCATGATTATAAAGCTCTTTATTTCTTTTCAACAAAGGATTTACATCTTGTTGATTATTAATAGTTAGCTTACCATCTGATTCTTGTATATACTTAGTCTTTATTCCACCATCGTATTCTACAGATCGAACTTTTCCCATTACTCTGTCAATTCAGTTACGTATAAATTTACAGATCCTATTACAGCAACTTTTTCACCTTCAGATACTTTAAAGTATTCTGATGATTTTGCTTCTAAAAATATTTTAGTATTTGCTGCTGTAGGATTTACTCCAAACTCAATATGACAATCAGCATCTGGTGCAACTCTAACATATTCTATATTAGATCCAAATGCAGATGATTGAGCTGAAGATCCTGATGAAGTAACTTTTTGTGTAGTAACAGGTCTCATCGCAATGTGTGCCATGTTACTCCTTATCTTCTAATTACAAATGTTACGCCAAGTTTTTTAGCTCCTGTAGATCCACCATCAGTAATCATTTCAATTGATCCACCTTCTTCTACTTGGTTAGCTGCTGTTGGTTCTGCTGTGTCAATATCACCTGCTGCTGAACCTGAGTTAGCAACTGTGATTCCACCACCAGTTATTGCAGTTCCACCAATTTCGAAACTAATTGCTGCATCTCCACCAGAGATAGCTCCCTGTAATGCAGTTATAATTTTAATTACTTTTCCACCATCAGGTACTGCTACGTAAGTAGATGATGCTGTTGATACGTCAGCGATTTCGCCATAAATAAAATAGTCGTTTAATGTTCTCATTATATTCCTTAATTGTTCCGATCCTAACCCTCTCTCAGATCTTCAATTGTTTAGAATCTGCTGGGCGAGCAGATTTATAGGTTACTCGCCCAAACAGGTATAATTATTATGAAGTAGTTAAGTCTGCAACTAATCCAGATGCACCTTCATTTCTAGATTCTAGAGTAGCTTCTACTAAAAGCTGTCTTTTTTCTGAGTCACCAGTTTTTGAAAGTTCATGCATAGAGAAGTCTCTTAAGAACGCAATACCCCAGTAGTTCATGTCTAGTACATAAGCGTCTCTATCTCTAGAGAATCTGTTAGGTACTACTTGCAATTGACCAAAGTCAGATGCGTATACATCAACTGAAGTGTATAAAGTAGCGTCTGCACCTGCATCAAATCTAGTACTATTACCAGTAAATCCTGATAATTTTTGTTTATTGAAAGGGCCGACCATGACCATTGAAGGATCACCACCAGCATTCCATACTGATTTAATTACAGTTTTAAGTTGTGCTTCTGTGAAAGCTCTTTGAGTTCCATCAGTTCTAGCAGTGTTTCCAACACCAGATCCTGTAGTTCCATCAGATGCTTTGTCATCATTAGTGATAACCCAAGCTCCTAAAGATCCTAGCTTTCTAGCAGTAGATGCATTACCAGTAACTTCTGCTTGGTTACCAGTAATAGTTGCTTCCATGTCTCTTTTAAGTTCTTTAGCTTTTTTAGCGATTTGGTAAGCTAATTCAGATGCTCTACCTGCTTTGTCTACAGCTTCTTGAGTTCCTGTGATTACAACTGTTTTGTCCATAATCTGTGAACTGTTAGAAAGTCTAGTAGTTGCAGTAACTGCATCTAAAGTTGCTTCATCACCTTCAATAACAGCATTTGAAGTTGATGCTGCTGCTAAAGAGTCTGTTTGCCATTCGTGAAGAACTGCAGTAGCTTTTGTTTTAGCTGCTGAGCTGATGAATGGCGTGTCTGTAGGAGAGATGCTATAGATAACATCAGAAAGATCTTCTCTTTCTCCTACTGAATCATACGTGTCGAACGTATTAGTTGGTTGTGCCATTGTTATTTCCTTTGTTGAGATTTAAGATTAATAATGTCAAGCAACGCAGATTGGGCATCTCCTAGAGTTCCTGTCTTACGTAACTTGCCAATTTTATTTCTTATTTGCTCTCTACCAGAACTTGTTGATGACTTAGCCACACCAGATTTAACTACCTTTGGAGCATTAGCTACTTTTTTTTGAACGATAGGTTTTTTATCTTTCAAAGATTGATAGCTCATTGCATCCTTTGCAACCATAAGAAATCTATGATCTGCAAGTGTACCGATCTCCTCATCATTAAATCCATATCCTCTTAATGAGTTACGCATATTAATTTTAAATTGATCAGCTTTATTAGGATCGCTATACTCTGGTATTTTTGTTGCTGCTAACTCTCGCTGTGTTTCAAGAAATTCATTATATTGTTTAGCTTGAGCTTCTCTAGCTCTTGCTTTCATACTTTCTATTGCTGTGTTTTGTTGTCTAAGTTCAAAATCTAACCTAGCTGCAGCAGTAGGATCTTCTTCGTATAACTTTTGAAGATCTTCACTTCCTTGACGTTGTCTGACAGTTGCGTCAGCAGTTGCTATAAGTTCATTCAACTCTGCTAGTTTCGCATCATAAGATTGACGCAAACTATTTTTTTGGGCTTCAAGATCTCTCTTTTCCATACCCAAAGTATGAGTTTTTTGTCTATAATCTGAGTCTCTAGAATATCCAGCTTTCAGTTCATCAAGGCTTACCTCAATCTCTTGACCATTAACTTTTAATCGGTGGAGATTCGGTTCTTGTGATTCTGTTTGTGTTTCTTCTGTTACCTCAGTATTTTCAGTATCCTGCTCAACTGGAGCTGCTTCAGACTCAGCTTGGCTCTCTGGAGTTTCCTGTATCTCAGTACTTTCAGGTTCTGAAGGTTCTGCTTTAGTTTCAGTTTCTTGTTGATCTTTTTGATTCAATAATCCTGAAATTTTTTCAGCAGCACCATCTATGTTTTGTGCTTCTGCCATATCGTTCCTTTCATGGTTGACGAATTTGAAGTTGCGTTAGCTTAACTTCGTTTATTTAATTGGTCTAACTCTTTCTGAGTTAGTTTTCCACTTTCCATGACACTCTGCAAATGACCTCTGATTTTGTCTACAAGATTGTAGGCTACCCAAAGATAAGTGCGTTTATCACTTTCAGTGAATTTTGTATTAAAGATTTCCTGTTTATATATTTCTAGGAGATCTTCAAATGCTGTCTTTAACAGGGGATCGTTCAGGAGCTGTTCTGCTCTCTTGCCCTCCCTGATTTGCTTTTCCTTGTCCATTGAAGAATTGTTGTTGTCCTTTTACTATTTCTTTCATTAAGTCACCTGATTTTTGTAAATCAGTTTGTTCTAACATAGATCTTCGTTTTAATTCCATTTCATCTATTTTAGAACCATACTTTAACTCAAGTTCTTTAATTTTCAACTCAAATTCTAACATTGATTGTCTCATTCTAGATTCAATGTTTTTAATCTCAGTTTCAGCTTTTAGCTGTGCTCTTTGATTTTCACCTTGTACCTGTGCAAGAGTTACTTTCTCAAACTCTGTTGGTGGTTTAGGTGGTAGTTGAGGCATCTGTGATGCACCAACATCTGGATCCATAAAGAAAGGCTCAACAGTATTTAAACCTGCATTTTCTGTTAGTTTCTTTAATGAGTTATAAATGTTTCTTAAATTAACCATTGGGCCATAAACATTTTGTTGTAAGTTTATAGCTTGCATTTGTCTTTCAAGAATAGCATTAACCATAATCAATTGTTGTTCTTTTGATCCTGATCCTAATCCTACATGGACTGAAACATTAACTCTGTCTTTCCATTCGTAAGGTCTCATTGGTATATACTTACCTCTAATTCTTACGATCTTTTCTTTTTGTTGATATTTACATACCAACTCAAATATTTTAAGTGCTAAATCTTTTACACCTGTTTCTGCAAATATTCTAGCAATCAACTCCATTCTCATTTGAGATTGAGTTAATACTTGATTCATACCTGTTGCAGTTTTTTGATTTAAACTATCTGCATTTAAACCTTGTGCAGTTCTACTAACACCTGTTCTAGTTTCTTTTACAGAATCTAAATATGCTAACATACCACTAGCTTGTTCTGTAATTGGTTGTGCCTGAATAGGCATCATAACATTACCAGGTGGTTGTTTAGTTCTAACTATTCCTCCAGGACGATTTGTAAGTAAGTCATCCATAGATACTTGACCATCTTGTACTGCAACTCTGTTATTATTAGTTAGATACATATTATCTAACATTTGTCTCATAACAGTAGATTTAATTAATTGTATATCTTCTACTAGCTCTGCAATAGATCTACCATGAAATCTATGAGGCATGATAACTGGTGTCATAGATATGAATGGCATTGTATCCATTTCTTCTATACTTAATAATTTTTTAGAATCTCCAGCTACACAAATCTTAACAAGTTCTGCTTTACCATCACCATCAAGATCCATTCTTACATAACATTCATGTAGTAATACATCTTGTGTAGTTTCATCACCATCAGCTTCTCCATGTGAAAAGTCTATGTTTTGATGTCTAATAAATTTATCTTCTGTAAAATAATCAGGATCACCTGTTGGTAAAGAATCAACTACATCTTTATCATATCCCATTTCAATTAATTCAGTTTTAGTTTTGTTGGTTCTATGACAAACAAAGTTTGCTGAATCAATATCTTTACATCTTCTTTCAATTAAAAATTCTTCAGGTGGTACAGGTTCTATTCTTACCTGACCATACTTTCTAGTTCTATGTATTACAACATCATGTAATTTAATTTTATCTAGTTCTTCTCCTCTATCATCTACGATAGGTTCATCATACTCAGAATGATTTTTTACTTCTACTTCTGAATCTGCAACAAGATCATTAAACTCATCATCTGTTAGTCTTGTATATTCTTCTCTTTCAGTTTTATTTGAGTTATCCCAATATACTTTTAAGATACCATTCTTTTGTATTAATGCATCTTTGAATGCAGAATATAAAGCTGTAAATCCATTGTTCTGTTTATAAAATACATAATTAAGATAGTCAGAACATTGTCTAGCCATCTCCTCATCTTCAGGGCCAACGCCCTCACAACTGAATACATTATCACCAGAAGTAAATATCTTCATTAATGAAGGCATTAAACTTTCTACTGTATCCATAACATCATTAGATATAACTTGAGATCTACCTTCTTGTTCATTACCAAGAGGCATACCTAAATAATATTCTAATGATTTCTTTCGTCTAGCAACTAACTCACCACCAATGTATCCACTAGCGTTGTGTATTTCTCTGCTTACGATTGATAATATTTCTTGTTCTGATTTTTTCATACTACATATTTTGTATCTACATTAATTGGTGCATCCCAGTCAGATGTGTCTATAGGTTCAGATACACATCCATACCTAAAGCTATCAGCTGCGTGTGAGCACCAGTCATGGAGAGGTTTATTTTTAAACACTTGGTTTTTTTCATCCCATTGTTTTCTATATTGTCGTAATGCATCCAATCCTTGTTTGCACTTTTCTCTATCGAACCAACAATTTTTTAAGGTGTTACGCACAGATTCAATACCATGATCTACTTCAAGTTTAGGTGCTACTTGAAAATCTAATCCTAGCTCTGATGCTACTTCTAATCTAGACTTTCCAGTACCAAGTTC